TAGCAATCAGAGAGTTTAAAGAAAATAACAAGCGTAAAAGTATACCGTATAAAGAGTTTAAAAACATAGGTATATTAATGAACGACTTAGATGTATTAAAATATATAAATTATTAATAAAGGAGATATGTAATGAGTAAATTTAAGATTGGTGATAAAGTGAGAATAAGAGAAGATTTAAATGAATATAATTTCCATGATATAATACCAGAAATGTTAAAATATGCAGGGAAGAAATTTGAAATAATAGATATACGTTATAATGCTATCTTTGGCGAATGTTATGTGTTAAACGATGTTAATTATTTTTGGTATGGAGATGCGTTAGAATTAGTAAATGAATCAGAAATTAAAATATTAGGTGTCGATTATACAACAAGCACATTAAAAATAGAAGAAAGTGTCTCACAAAAAGTAAGGGGATTTGAAATTGTGTCTGATGAATTTAGAAAACATCCAAATGTAGATATAAGAATACCTACACGTGCCACTAGTGAATCAGCAGGATATGATATATCTACTCCAATAGATATTAAAATACCACCTCATGGTATATCCGAAGCAATACAAACAGATATCAAAGCATATATGTTATATAATGAATATTTGGAAATAGTACCTAGAAGTAGCATTGGATTTAAAAAAGGATTAATGTTAGTAAATACATGTGGAATTATAGATAGTGATTATTATGGTAATCCAGATAATGATGGGAATATAGGGTTTAAATTTAAAAATTTAACAGATAAAACAGTAGAATTAAAAGCAGGAGAAAGAATTTTGCAAGGGATATTCAAGAAATATTTATTAGCAGATGAAGATAATTGTAATATAATTAGAAAGAGTGGGATTGGTTCGTCGGGTACTAAATAAAAATAATTAATAAATTTCATAACGGATAGGTAATTTCTTTATGCTATCCGTTAATATATAAGTATAGAAAGGACGTGATAAAATGAATAGATATGAAATATTACACACATTAACATTAGAACAATTAGCAGAAGTATTAGGTAAATATAAATTATGTAATATATGTAAATACCAATCAGATAATAAATGTCTAAGTATTTCACATAAAGAAAGTAATTGTTATGAAGGCATAGAACTATTTTTAAAGGAGGAGTTTTAAATATGAGAAACATAATAGATGTTTTAAAACCTATATTGGTCGGTGCTATTCCATTAGGATTTACTGTAGGACTTATTTTATTTGCTTTATATAATGAATATGGTTGGATTTTATTAAGCATTATTTTATTTTTAACAGTAAGTTTTATAATAGGTAAAACAATTATAGATGATTGGAATAAATTTTATAAAAAGGAGGCTAAATAATATGTTTAGTATAGGAGATAAAGTTAAATTAATAATAACAGAGGAAGAATTAAATGAAATTTTAAAAACCAATAAAGAATTAAAAGAAAGTATTTTAAAATGTTATAATCAACGAGTTGGCACAATAGTTGATAAATTCTTACCAAGCGAACTCATACCAGAAACTTATTATTGTTTAGATGTAAGTCCAGACGTTGCTTGGAAAGAGAGTGAATTAGAATTAATAGATTAGGAGGGATAAAGAGTATGAATAAAAATAAAATAAGTATTGCGAGTGCAAATGTATTAACAATAGGTGGAGTTGGAGCTATGTTAGCAATAGCAGGATTAAGTTTACCAGTTAGTGGAGTTGTAATGGTATATACAGTAGCAGGTTGTTATTATTTATCTAAAAAGGAAGGAAATAGATAATGAAAATTTTAATTAACTTTATATTGTTAATAATTTTGTCATATGCATTAAAACAATCTTTCACATTAGTAAAACCATATAGACATATAATGATTAGTGTTATAATGTTATCAGTTATATTAGTTATGTTTAATTCGTTTGATTTATTATTTTAAGGAGGATATATTATGAAAATGAACAAAAAACAACAAGAACAATTTGAAACTATGGCTATAAAATTTTCAAGAGATTTAAAAAATATATTTACATTTGAAAGTAGTGAAAAATATCTTAAACAACAATCCATTTTTAAATATTCAACATTTTGTATAGAATATCTTAATAGATATAATGTATTCGGAGATGAAGTAAGTGATGACGAATTGATAGAAGATAATTCTTTATATAGAAAATTTGAAAGAATTGCAATTCCTGTATTTAGGGAATGTGTCGAAGAGCTTAAAATAGAAAGAGAAGAAAAGATTAAAGAGGAAAGAAAAAGAGCAAAAGAAGAAAGTGATAAAGGTAAAAAGAAACGTAAGAAAAAATAATATCCAAAAAAATAAAAAATGTGGAGTAGGTGCTTAAAAAACATCTACTCCATTTAATTTGTAAGGTGTAAACTATCAATGAGAAATTTCAAACGCCTTAGAATCGATTTTACAGCGTCATTATTTCTGCAATACTCGGAAATTTATATAATCTCTAAATATTTTTTATTGACGAATCCATAATCTGTATCTGTATAAACAGATACCCATCCATTCAATGAATATCCTATAGTTACAATTTCACCTTTCTTTAATACAAATTTAACTTTACCTAAATTACCATTTTTATCTGGTCGTGCATCTCTGACATTTAAAGTTGTACAATTAATTACTTTCGCTTGAACATTATAAGCTTTCTTGTCTTCTATTGTTTTATTGGCAACTGTAGTTTCATTTGAAGTTTTTACTTCTTCTCCATATTTATATGCTTTTAATAATGGATAGAAATTATTTTCAAATGCTTTTTTAGTATTTCCAAATCCCATAAAGTTAGTACCAGGACATGATTTTCTTGATTTACCAGGATAATAATTCCATAAACAAGTACCACCAGAAGTAAACCATGCATGAGGTCTTATATAAGTAGAAGTTATAGGTATATTGCATTTTTTAGCTAGTAAAGCATATACAAATATAACAGCTTTCTTTTGTTCTTTTGTCATTATATCTTGCCCTTTATCAAAATTACCATATATTTCAATACAAATCGCATTAGTATTCCATCCTGCTATACCTATAGGTGTACTATTTAAGTGTCTACCAGTTGTTATTTTTCCATTAGGAAATATAGAAAAATGTTGTGCTATATAATGTCCATAACCGTCAGAACTATGCCAAGTTTGTTTTCCATATGCATCTAAAGCTAAAGTTCTACCTAATTCTCTATTATCTCCATATACTCTTTTATCCGTATTATTCCAAGTTGAATAATCGGGCAATGCCATATGGTGAACTTGTAATCTAGTTATTTTTCTAGTTGGATGTTGTTTATCTAACCATTCTTTGAATTCTTTTTCTGTTTCTAATAATGTAAATCCATTTTGTGTTTTCATTATCAATCAACTCCTTTATAAAATAAAAAAAGAGTAGACAAATTAACATCTACTCTTTGGTAATTATTTTTTATCTTTATTAATTAAATTTCTGTAAGCCTCATACAATCCTGTACTTGCTAATCCTGTAATTAAACCACTTAAAATTACATTAAAATCATAACTTTGAGCATTAACTATTGCAACAAGTATACCCACAATTCCCATAATTAAAGGTATATATTTATTTGGTATTTTAGGTATTGAAGTTTTAATTATATACCCAATTGCTAAACAAAATAACATCACACCACCATTTATTAAACTCATGTATAAATCTAAATCAATCATTATTTTTCACCTTCTCTTTCATGTTGTTTTATATCTCTAATATCCAATTTTAAATCATCCATATCATGTTTTAAATCGTCAATTTTAACATTTGTATCTCTTACTTCATTACTTATTCCTTTTATGGTCAATGAGAATTCATTTACAGTTTTATGAAATTCTTCTACTGAAGTTTTATATAAGTCTCTATTTTGATTAGCCTCGTTTAAAACTTGTTGTATTAAAATCCATACTAATATTACAAAAACACCCATTGCACCATAATTACTTAACACCTCCAATAAATCCATTATTAGCACCACCTTTCTTTATTAATTATTTATTATAAGGTTATAGTTATTTCAATATATGGTCGAGTACTACCTGTACCACTAAAATATCCATAATCTGTAACTGCGAATCCAGCTGGTGCTAACAGTCTAAAGCCATCAATAGTACCATTTTGGATAGATTGTATTGCTGTGCTATTTAGTGTTAATGTTAAAGTTCCTCCTTTATTAAAATGAGTACTGCTACAATATTGAGTAGAATTAACATTACTCATTGAAAAACTTGTCGGTCTGTAAGTGCTCATATTAGTTGCTCCACTTATTATAGTGTTTAATCCTGCATAATAATACGAATGTAAATTAGTTAATTTTAATTTTACGCTTGTTATTGTTCCTAGCTGTCTAGCTTGTTCAAATAAACTTTTAAAACATATTACTCCTAAATAATTAAAATTAGGATAATAACCTTGATATATTCTATCTCTTCTATCATCATTAAAATTATCTGTAAATGTTCCAGTTGTACTAGAACCACGATAACTTCCACTCCAATCAGCATAACCTTTTACAGTATATGGTGAAGATGGAGTTGAGCCTCCACCTCCAGAAGAGCCATTGCCTAAATCTATTCTTTCCATACCATTAGAAGTTTTTTTATAAACAGGACAAATTTCCATACCATTAGAAGTTTTTCTATAGATAAGTATGTTGTTTAATGAACCATTTTTATTAATGTATATACCACTCATAAAAATCCCTCCTAATTAATATTTGAAATTTGCGAATCTGTTAAAACTGAATCATATACTTTAATATATTCATAATCAGAATAACTATTTGTAGCATTGTATAAGTATCTTAATGATGAGGCTCTTCTTGTATAAGTTCCTTCATATTTAGTGTCACCTACATTTAAAGTTAATTGTTTCTTAGTAGAATCACATCTCATAACTAAAATTATTTCTCCTGTAGCAACTTTACCTGTTACATTATCACCATTAATTATAGCTTGGTAAACTGTGCTTGAAGGCATTATATTACAAGCCATATTATCAGTCCAATTTCCTGTTCCTGCTCCTAAAGTCACAATGTTATCACCAGAAGCTACTACGCTTGCATTTGTAGGATTAACCGATATTTTAGCCACCACTGTATAACTATTTAAATTCAATGAACTAACATTGCATAAGAAATATTTATCTCCATTAAATCTAACTCTACCATTAACCTTTTGCACAGTTCCATTAATTGTAGCTGATTTATCTCCTACTAAATCCACCCATTTATTTGCTCCACTTGTAAAATTAGATGCATTTAATTCAAACACAGGATTAGGAACAGTTGTAGTGGTTGTCAATGTAGCACTTGCTGTGATTATTACATTACCAGTAACTTTAGATATGTTAATTGTATTATTTGCCACTGAAGTAGAAGTTATATTTGTTCCACCCATTGTAACTACTATAGAATTAATAGTATATCCATTATAAGCTGTTAATTTTGCACTATATGATTTATTTTTTTCTATACTTGTCATATCATTGTTTGTAATTACATTAGTTAAGTTATTTGAAATAACATATTTATCAGTACTTGGAGTAGTACTTCCTCCACTAGAAATTCCTTCTATTTTTATTAATATATCATTTTCTCTAGCGTCTGAAGGGAATTCTGAACCTGTATAAATTCTGATTCCATTTATTTCAATACAACCTAATGCTAATCTACTATTATTGATTTCTCCATTTTTCTTCATTTCAAATTGAGAATTGTCAACACTGTAATCTATTTTTCCTTCAACTGAAACATTTATATCTCCGTTAACATCTAATCTATCTGTTACATTTTTTACCGAATTAACTTCGTTTATATCAGCTTTGTTAACATAAGCTTTATCAAATCTATATTCTTCTGAACCTAAACTAGAACTTATTCCTCTTTCGTAAGGTATTAAACCTTCTTTGGTTGTACGAATAGCTCTAGTTTCATTACCATCTTCTGTAATCATACCTTTGTAACCGTCTATCTCTTTAACTAATAAACCTTTTGTTTCATTTATTTTTTCAATGTAATTATTATGTGTATGATTTATATCGGCATATTTTTTATCACAATTATTTTTAAAATCTGTTAGAGTAGTTTTAACACTATCTTGTAAATCTTTTATATCTTTTTCACTAGCAAATCCATCAAAATCAATATTGTTATTGTCCATAATTATTTCAACTAACCATGTACCTATATAACTTAATCTACATTTATAATAACCTCTAGCAAGTCTATAAACATAATCTTTTTCTGCACTTCTAAATGTTGCATAAATTACTTCTAATGTGTTTATATATAGTATAAATTCATTATGAAAGTCTATACTAGGAAGTTTTATAACTAAATCATTATCTGTAGTTACACTTTGATATCTATCTAAAGATAAACTTATTTCTCCATTTACAGGAAGTTTATTTACAACTAAATTATCTAATGAATAATATAAAGCATCTTCTATCTTATTCATTTTTTGTGCTGTTATAGTGTCTTTATCATGCCATGTGGTTTTATTATATCTTTTATTTGCATCAAATATTTCTATAGAATCTCCTATAGTTATATGAGAGTTTCCTATACCTCCTTGATTTATTCCACTTGAAGTATCTTCTGAATAATCAATTATAGGATTTACATGAAATTGATTATAAATTATAGGCAAATGGATTTCACTGTTATCCTTACCAAATAATTTTATTTGAAAATTATAATCTCCTATTTCTACAACTTCATCAACTATATCTTCTGTTACTTTTAAAATTATTTCGTTAATGTCTACTGCTGTTTTAGGAAGGACTACTCTAGTTTTATTAGGTTTTTCTAATGTTATTTGAGAATAACTAGCACCTTCTATACCTTCACCATTGGAAAATTTATAAGGAAAGCCATCAACAGTAAAATAAAGTACTATATCTTTATCTTTTTTGCTTAAAAATATATCTCTATCTAATGTTGCTTTACCACTTTTTATTTTTATATTAAATTTACCGTACATAAAATCACCTCCTATTTACCAAAACAAGTTAAAAATACTGTAAAGCTACCTTCTAATTTTATCTTTGAATCCAAATGTCTTAATCCTATTTTTACTTTATCTTTTCCAGACGGAATAACTACAACATTTAGATTACTATAAATATATTTTGTAGATTCACAACTACATGCTACTGTGAGAATCACATTGGGAAATGATTTTTTTAATGTAATTTCCTGTGTTATATTTTCCGAACTACCATCAGCAGTTAATGAAATAGTCATACATTCTACTATCATTCCATTTATGTTATTATAAATATAATCGTCACCTAATGTAACTGAACTTGAATTATCTCCAACTGTGGTTGTTCCTAATGATTGCCATGCACCATCAACTTTGCCTAATATTGATAAATTCATCAAATCACCTCCTAAAATCCATTTTTGTGATTAGCTCTTACATATGTTGGATAATCAAAATAGCAAGTATCGAAATCTACGTCTACTCCACCGTAACCACTTAATTTCTTATATCCACCTTGCCATAATTTAACATCAGTTCTAGTCCAAGTACAAGCTGAACTCCATTGAGCCACCCATATGTGGTCAGTATATTTTACATTATTCCAATTTACATAACTTGTTGCCCATGAGTTATTAGTATAAATTCCTGCCATATATCCTGCATCATTTATTATTTGACAAAAAGCGTTCATGCAATTTGTCAATACAGTTTTACCAGGATTACCTAATTTATCAACTAAATCATTTTCTTGGTCAAAGAATATTGGGAATTCAAATGTTTGAGAATATTTATTTAATTGTTGAACCACCCAATTTGCCTCTACTTTAACTTTTTCAACTGTATTTGCATATGAGAAAAAATACACACCCACAGGTATTTTGTTTTCAACACATCCTTTTAAATATTCTTCAAATTTAGGGTCTATTATAGGTTGCCCACCTTTTCTGCTACCATAACCAATTCTAAGTATTGCGAAGTTAGTTTCACCATAAGTTTTAATTTTAGCGAAGTCAAGATTTCCTTGATATTTAGATATATCTACACCCATACAAGGCACTGTAAATCCTGTATTGCCACCTACTTCTCCTGTTCCTCCTGCATCAACTGTTATAGTAGATATAGTTACATATGAGGGATTAGCATTTATATACCCTATACTATTATTGTAACTTACTTTAACCCATGAAGTATTTGTATAAGTTTCAAGTATTGGCAATGTATATCCATTAGGTATAGCTCCTAATACTGGATATTTTACACCCATACCACTTCTAACGTTTAAAGCGTTACAAATTACTTTTGCAACTTTAGTAGTAGAAGATAATAATAATCCTACATACGCTTTACCTGTATTTTCTCCTATTGCAGTAGCAGTAGATTGGTTTTTACAGTTTATAGCGAATACAGGAAGACTGTGTGAAGAACTCAATCCTAAGGCATCATTACTTATTGTTCCTGTTATTTGGAATACCTTGCCGTCTATATCTTTTCCAGTGTCTGCAAATTTAACATATTGTCCAACATATCTTTGGTCAGTAGTTAAACATACATTCTTATCTGGGTATTTATCACTTGTAAATTCTGAATCTATATAATAACCCATTATAGTTGAGTCTAAAGTTAAATTAGATACCCATACTGTTTTATCTTCAGCGGGTGGCTTTACAGGTGTTGGATTGCTTGGGACATCTTTCCCGTCGTCGTCATCATCTTTAGGTTTTTCATATATTCTTATCCATAATTTATATTTTGGGTCATTAGGAATATCGCTACCAATATATATTTCTTCTTCTGTAAAATGTTCAAACATATATTTAAATATATCATTAAGAGAATCAAATTTAGTTCCTTCAATTAAACCTTCTTTATAACTACATAATTCTTTTCTCATAGTTTCAATTAATTCGTCTTTAGTCATATCGTTGTTATCTAATAAAGCACCTATACCTTTTACTTCATACGCAACTTTAATTTCCGTATCTAACTCTTCAAAAGAGGAAACTATCAAACATTCTCTTTCTTCGTCATATTCTGGTTCTATTCCGTTTATTTTTTTAAAGCCACATCTTTTCATTAGGTCTTCGTTAGTATTGAAATTAGTAATTAATGCACCATTACTTGTTTCGTAATTTACAGGTGCAAATATTAATTTTCCATTAACAATTTTCCCGTACATATTATTCCTCCTTTATATTTTAATCTTCACATTCTATGTATTTTGCAGGTGAAGTTCCTTTATAATTTTTTAAAACCATTGCTGTTGCAAAATTATTTAAATTCCATCCCGGATTAAATACATACATATACTTAGCATTTTCGTTATTTATAGTTATATCATTTGTTGTGGATATGTATTTGTCTAAAACTGTTCCATTTTCGTCTGTGATAGATATACGTGGTGTCCAAGAAATAACATTATTGTTACCATCAAGTCTAAATAGACCATATCTTTTACCATTTTCAATAGAAATTTTAAAAGTGTAATTTTCAGCACTTTCTGTAATAGTACCATCTGCACCTATTGTGGAATTAACATAACTATTAGTATTTAAAATATTAACTAAAATAATATCAGATACATTAATAAACTCATAATCAACTAAGTAATTTTCAAACTTATATTTTTTATTAGAAGAAAAATCCATTAAATCTTCAGCATTATATCCTTCCAATTTTATGTTTCTAAATGTATTACCTTTGGAATTATCTCCTAGTATCATTAATTTCCTA